TTATTTAATTTCTTCATCGAAATCTTTCTCTTTTAATTTTTCTGGCTTTACATCTTTTGGATCTACATCTTTAGAATTACATTTATCGCCCTTGCATTGCTCCAAGGCTATTTTTAATTTCTCAGGGATAGGTAAGCCTAACTTACTTGCATTTTCTATAACGGATAAAAACTCTGTAGCTACATAGAAAACTATAACTAAATTACGAATTCCAACATTAGGTACAAGCTGTTCTATAACTGTAGAGCAAGAAACTATAATCAATATAAAAACTTTCTTGCTTATCCCCTTATATGCTCTTGCACTATTAACTGTCTTTGTAATATATCCTACCCAAACTCCAGTTATATAGTCAACAAGCATTAAAAAAACTAATACTTTTACTGATAAATCAAATCCCCCTAACGCCCAAACAAGAATTGATATCCAGCCTGTCCATATCATAGCTATTCCATTTTTAGCACTTATAAAAAAATCTTCCATTTACTCACCTCTTCTGAAATGATTAGATCCAAAGATTCTAACCATTCTATACATTAAATTTCTTTTGATTACGCCTACTCCCCATTCTGCCATAATCTCTAAGAATATCTCATCCGCTTCTTCTCTGGTAACATCTAAAGTACACTGGCTAGAGTATAGCCAGTCATGGACTACAGCCGCTCTCCCATGCTTGCCATAGCTGTTGATTATGTTTCTAAAAACTCTTGGGACTGAGGCATAATCTGTTTTGAAGCCTTTTGGGACTGTCACAAGTCCCTTAGATGTTCTGTAAGTATAATCTTCTAAAACTTCCCAATATTTATCATCAATCGGCATAGTATTTAATCTAGTCATTTCCATATCTATCTCCTTTATTTATAAGCAACTCTATCTGCTCCTTTGATTTGCCAATGTGGAGCATCCTTAAATGATTTCCAACAATTTCCACCCCATTCAATTCCATATTTTTCTAAAAGTCCTTTCTCTTTTGCAACGTTATAAATGTCTTGATAGTAATGGAAATCTTTCCAACTTCCCTTATAAACTGTTTTTTCAATTTCTTTTTCTACTTCTTTTCCATTTTCTTTTACTTTTTCTATAACCTTTTCTTTAACAAGTACTCCAATATCTGCTGCATAACCAAGTCCATCAAATTTTGTCTGATGATTAGATTTTTGTTTATAGCCATCTACTTTTGTTACTTTTATTCCAGGTAATGTTCTACCTTTTTGATATTCTAAATTTTGTTCTGCTGCTGTTCTAACTCCTGCTGTAATCTTAAAATTCCAGGGGCTTATTTTTATGAGTTCTGCCATAAAATTTACCAGGTTTGGATGCACTCCTTTTAGCATTTTTAAACTTGTTTCTGATAATGTATACATTTAAAATCACCTCCTAAAAATGACCTTGTGAGAGCTTGTTTAAGCTTATTAAAAAAAAGGCAGCTATATAAAACTACCTTTAATAAATTTAATCCCATTTAATAGCTTCTAGTTCTTCAACTGTTGAAACTTCCTTTATTTTCTTAGTTATAGCTGTGTATTTCTTTTGTGCAGACATAACTCTACGGATCCAAGAGAAATAAATTTGGATTAATTCTCCAAGCGAAATAGATGCAATGGAGTTGTCTTTTAGTCTCCATTGCGTTGGCAAGGATTTTAAAAGTTGCTTTAATTTTCCAGCTTTCATAGCCATTTTGATTTTTTCTTCTAGCTCTGCATCTACTGGAATACCTAAATCATCAAGGGCTTGCTTAATTTCATCATAGTCTTCTATTTCTCCAGCTATGTCTAACGCCATTTTAACTCTCATAAAATTAATTTCGTCATATTCTTTCATTTGGAATACTTTTCCATTATACTCATATGAGCCAAACATCTTATCTAGCAGTATTTCTCTAAACTTATGCCTAAAAGTTCTTTTAACGTCTTCCATATCTATATCCCAAGTATGTGTAGATGTATTCCATGTATGATAAGAGCTTGGCTGTGGTACTACTTTTAATTTCTTGTCCTCTACATACTCTCCAGGAGCAAGTTGAACCTCGATATCTTCTTCTATAAGTTCGTCTCTAGTCATTTCTCTTATAGTATTTGTAGCTTCACCATAGGTAGGATATTTAAAAGGCTCATTTCTCTCAATTACAATATGATCTGATGGGGTAAGTTCTGGGTAATCCAGGAATAAATTCCCCTCCATGAACTGCATAACTTCGTCGGCTGTTAAATTAACAGTGAATGCAAGTTTTGATTTTTTTTCTTTTGAATAAATATAAAACATAATTCGTTCTCCTTTCAAAAAATTTTAATACTTTTAGGTCATCTGTTCCATCACAGATGGATTTTAAAAATGTGTGTAGATTGGAAAATCTCTCAAGAAAGTCAAAGATGCTATTATACAATGGAGGCTCTTTAGTTCCAAACAATTCTATTTCTGCTAATCTTGAAGAATGGGATTACTTTACCTTTGGAATAGGAAGTGCAGTTTTTAATGGTAAAGATCGAATAGCCTTTTTTGTAAAAAATGTCTTTCAATATGGTGGTGAAATAATGAGATTCCAAGGAATAGAATTAAAATATAATGTTTCTAATAAAACTCTTAAAGTCATTAACAATGGTGGAAATCTATACTATATTGAACAACATTCTAGTTTAATTTAAACTCTTGCTATTATTAAATAAGAAACTGTGCCTCTTCCACTTGAAGCTATATTTGATTTTATTGAAAGTGTTGTTGGAGATGTCATTAATGCTGAAACTGTTGTATTAGTCAAATTCAGATTAATTTCTCTCCAAGAACAAATAACATTTGCATTTTCCCAGTTTTTGATACTTTCTCTAATTTCAAAATTTTGAATTGAATTTGTTCCAAAAATATAGTTAAAACTTCCATAAACAATAATCCTATTAAATAACTCAAAATATCCACCATTTTGAGCTCCATAGGTATCAGTTTTGATTAAATTTTCCAATCTCTTACGATTTTCCCAGATAGATAATTCTTCAAAGTTCCCATCTGGAACACTTACTCTTCTTTTTTGAGCTTCTTTACAAATGTAGAATTTCTTGTTTCCAGGGAAATAATAAACATTACCTTTTACTGCCTCTGTTAATGGAAATTTCCCGTCTTCTTTTCCAAGAGCAGAAACTACTCTATCATCTATTTCTTGAGCTGTTCCTGTGTATCCTCCCTTTTGCGTATAGTTAGCTTCTAAGAATTCTTTTGTGATGTATAGATCTTTTCCAACCCCTTCCACCACAATAGATTGAGCATTAGATGCAATTAAGTTAAGTTTCAATTCTATCTTAAATGGACCGTCAGTTTCTGGTGGAATCCAAGAAGTTTCGTCTCCATCATTCATGTAATAGTACATTATCTCTTGCCCATTATCGTTAACAAACACGCCTATTTCTCTTGGATAATACCCTGTTCTAAGACTCACATTATCGATGTTAGTTGTCAAAATAACTGTATCATGTTCCTGATTTAAAGTTAATATTCCTTTTTCAACTTTTTGATTAATCAAATGCTCTAGCTCTGCAGGGTTATCATAGTTGTCTAATCTACCATCACCTATTTTAATCTTAGCAAAGTTAATAGGCTTGTTCTCTGCTTGGATTTTAGCCAAATATTCTCTACCTTTTTTAGTTATTCCATTAAATTTCATTTGCTAATACCTCCTATTATTTGCTTGTATCCTTTTATATAAATAGCATTATTTACAGTAAAGTCTTTCTTTTTGTTTTCTTTAGTTGCTAATAATGTTACTTCTTTAAAACTAGATATGTAGTACTTAGATGTGTTTATCTGCTTCAGCTCTATATAGTCTAAGTGGCTTCTAACGTTCTTATTAGCTTCTATGTTTTCCATTAATTCTCTATACTCTCCAGGATCTACTATTTTCTTATCTGTATAGATTCTAAAGGTTCCAGGTCTACCATTGTAAGCAGTCCATTCTTTTACATCAAAGCCTTTGTACAATAGACCACACACATCTTTTAATACCTTAGTTGTACCCATATTAATTTTAGAAAATATAGCTCTCTTAACTATTTTTTTCTTTTCTTCAAGAGTTGCATTTTTAGTGTATATAGAGTATTCCCATAACAGCATATTAATTTCTTGCTCATTCATTAAATCTATCATTTCAAGCTTTTTTAATTCACTGTTTATGATAGAGTTTCTACTTCTCAAGACATAATCTATAGATTCATATATCCATTTAGTCGTAGCATCATCAAGAGTAGATACAGCAGCAATGTCTGTTAATTTCAAGTCATCAATTAATATCATATGTCTTCAACTCCTAAATAATTGACTACTACACTAGCATTACACTTAGCAAACTGATGAGGTTCTAGCTTTTTGTAAACTGGAGATGTTATAACAGTTCTCTTTACTCCAGCAAGCTTTAATCTTTTAATTAACTCATCAGGTATTATATCTCTACCTAACTTGTTTTTTTGCCATTCTATATACTCATTTACTGCTGTCTGTACTTTAGCTTTTATAGAGTTAACATTAATTTCATCAGCTTTATTTATGTAATAATCAAATTCAACTTTGTAATCTACAACTTCAGGGCTTTTTATAGTAACCTTATCTGTCAAAGGTCTTATTTCATCTGAGTTTACAACTTTTAATACTTGGTTTCTCAACTCTTCAGAGGGAACTCCATCTTTTGTAAGTACGTAGATATCAACTTCGCAAGGGTTTGGACTCTTAACAGTAACATCAACTATCTCTGGAGATGTCGATAAAGTCCAAAACACATAAGCCCCAACTGAACCCGCAACAGAAAAAGAGTCAGGTACAAGTCTTAATCTTTCTCTATAGACCTCATCTTCTTCCAAGTCTGTACCACCATTTGAAATTGTGATGTTTTCTACTTTAGAAAAGTAAGGATATAAGTCAACCATTGTATTGATGTGACCTATAGGGATATTATTCCCTATTGTTCCTGGTGTTTTACATGTAGCAATTCCATCTACATATAAGGTATTTTCTGATATAGAATACTCTTCATTTGTTTCAAAATAAAGGTCATTATATCTGATTAAGCTTCCTTTTGGGATAACTATTTTCTTTTGTTTAGCAGATATGATATGGAATCTAAAAGTAGCTTTAGCATATTGCTCTTCTAATCTAAGCCCCCTGTCTCCGTATCTATCCCCTAATAAGTCTAATCTATAATCCCTAGCATATTTTAAGTAATTTTGCTTCAGATTATCATTGTAGTTCTCTTCTCTCATAGCTATAAGATAAGCAACACTAGCAAAGATTAAGCCCTCGGGCGAGTATTTAGAGATTTTTCTTCCACTTAACTCTTCGAACTTTTCCTGCATTTGCTGTCTCAGTTCTTCAGCATTAGCATCGATAATTTCATAAGTATCGTCTATCATACAATCACCTCTATTTCTAGCATTATTTCTAAGTCATTATTTTCTAATTTTAGATCTAAGTTTTTAAGCAGTGCTCTTGGTTCATACTTCTTTAAATTAGTCATTAGTAAGCCTATAAGCTTGTTCTTGATAACAGGAATGTTCTTATCAACCATATCACTGTCTAAAGAAAATTCTCTCATTAACGGCTGTTCTTCTTTTGTAACTCTTAGAATCATATGTACATTTCTTACCACATCTTCTATTTCATTTTGTGGGTTATAATTTATTTCATCTTTAGAATTTATCAAAAATATCATAGTTTAAACACCTTCTTTTGTAGATTTTTTACAGTGTCTTCATACTCAACTCCAAGAATAGTCTTAGCAGTTTGTCTGTACTCTATCTTTTTTTGATATTGTAAAGGGTCATCTACATACTCAAGTAAAGTTATATCTAAATTAATGTAGTCAAACTCTCCTGTTGCAGCATTGAAATGCGATAATGTTTCGTCTATCCCAGTTATTAAAAATGGAAACTCTCCTATCACATGATATCCAAGTATTAGAGGAGCAAATTTCCCTAACTCCATGAAGTCTTTTAACATCTGTAGATGTAAACTTGGAGCTTTAGTAAGTCCTGCTATCAATTCTATAGACAAGCTAACTTCCATAAGTTCTCTACCTTGTTGTCTTACTTTACCAATCCCATAAATAGGCTCATGTTGAGTTATTTTAGCTTTTCTACTTCTTGATAATTCCTTCTTTAAAGAAAATACATTTAAGTCACTAGCATAAAAAATTATGTCTCCTAAGCTTCCAATCATGATGGACCTCCTGTATTACTGTTTCCAGGCTGTATTCCTGAGTGAGTATGCTCATTAAGATTAATATTTCCTAATTTGGCAGTACCTTTAGTATCTGTATTAGATTTAAAAGTAGTATCTCCATCAACTGTTAGTGTCTTTTTAATCTCCACATCTGCTGTAATAACTACTTTTGTGATGGGTGATAATGTCAAAACTCCATCTTTATAGGAATAGAATCCGCCATCTGAGAATGTCCTTTTTACTTCACCTTCAGAAATTGGTGAAGGTCTCATAGGACACCCTAAGATGTACCCTTGCTCCATCATATCTGGTAATGATAAGACTATGACTGTTTGCCCTACCTTGAGATGATAATTATCTGAATGTGATTCTGAGAATGGAACCAAGATATTTAGCCAATCTGAGATTTTATTATCCCTATCTGGAAAAATAACTCTTGCTTTACCATTAGCTATGTCTATATCATTTACTTCCCCTTGCTTCAAGATATCCTGCATTCTTACTCACCACCTTTTTATTTTTAGTCTTATTTGCTTTTTTTGTTTCTCTTTCTTTTTTTCTTGTATTTGCAGTTTTAGCCTTTTCTTTCTCTGCCTTATCTTTTTTAGCTTTATCTAGTGCTTTTGCTCTCTCTTCTGCATTTTGTCTAGCACCAACTTTAAAAGCTTCTATATCACAAGTGTAGTCTCCATCGATATTGTGAGTAACTTTATCAATTACATATCTCCCAGCAAATCTACCAAAGCTATCGTCTAGTTCTATAATGCAACCTGCACAGTATTTAACATCTCCGTCAACTGTTAAGTTTATAGAGTACTCTTGCTTTAAACTATCCTTTAAAGTTTTCTCGGCCACTTTCTTAGCTTGAGATTTTCCTTTAGTTTTAATCTTTTTTGTCTTAGCTTTTTTAACTCTTTTTTTAGTTTTTGTTTTATCTGCTTTCTCTTTAAAAGCTGTATATCCTCCATCATCAAGCATTTTTTACCTCATTTCTTTTCTCAAGTTCTTCTTTTGTAATTGTCTCAACAATGAGTTTCTTCTTATCTGCATCATAATAACTAACCTCGACTTTGTCGTAAACTCCTTGATTTTTCTTCTTTAGTGTAAAGCTTCTAATACGAGGATCATTTATGCTAAAAATATCGATGTTATCATTATCAATTAATGCATCATCATTAAAGACTATTAGCTTGTCATCAGTAACTTTCAAACTTAGAGCTGTTTCAGATAGAATTCTTTTTAAAAATCCTAAGTCTGTTTCTCTATCTTGGTCTAGTCTGTCAAAGAAGGCATTATCACAATGTAGCTCATAACTTAACTCATGCTTAGTTGCTATTTTAGATAGAAGTTCTGATAGAGTTATTTTTTCCCATGCTACACTATTAACCTGCTCTCTTATAGTTTGGTCAAGAGGCAATGCCAAGCATTTTAAAGATAGTCTTTGATTATTAAAAGTAGGCTCATCTACGTAGAAAATTCCAAGGTCTAAGAATCTAGATTTATCATTTTCATTTTGCTGGATCCCTATTAAGAGTCTTGAATTTTCATCGGGATACCATTCATTAAGCCATCTATAATCTAAATTTTCCAGGTCTAACTCTAAATCATCTACAGCATTTTTTGAGTTATCTGTGTAAGTCATAGAAGAGATACTAGGCTGTATTTCTTCAGTTATATCTACTCCTTCATAGAAAACTAATATCTTTATATTTCTTGCTATCCCAATTCCGCTCACCTCCTTTTTACAATAAAAAAAGAGCAGCTTTTACACTGCTCTCAGATTTCAGATTTTATTTATTTCTATTTTTATCCCATTCTGTAACTTTTTCTTGTAAAGCTTTAAACTCTTCTACACTTAAGTCTATTTTTTCTTCTTTTAGATATGATTTTATAGACTCATCATTTATATCTTTTCCTTTTTCTGCTATGTAGTCTTCAAAACCTTTAACTTTTTTAAAGTCTGCATAACTTACTTCATTTGCATCTTTACTAGTGTCTTGAGCTTTCACATTAGCACTTTTTAAATCTAAGTAGCCATCTACTTTAGCTAGAATATCCTTTACTTCTTGCTCTGACTTACTTAGTCTATTAGTTAAAATATTTAGAACTGTTTGCTTTGCTGTTTCTTCTTTTTCTCCCGTGTCAATTAAATTAGTAACAGCGTGATAATACTCAAGATACAACTCTTTCTCATCTTCAGATGGAATATATGCTCTAGCTTGTGAATAGCTTTCAACATTTTGACCATTTCTAACTATAGTATACCCATGTGTTCCAGATGTCTTATTCCAAAATCTTTGGTCTCCATATGCCTGCACTATAAAATCTTTCATTCCATCATCAAGATATTTTTTAACATAATCCGCCATTTTTTCACCTATTTGAATATCTGTAGCATCATCGGGTACTAGTATTTGTATCCAAGTGTCTCCAGTTTTCTTATCTGTAATTACTACAGACATACTAGAATTATCTTCTTTTATAGGCTCTTGTGGGGTATCTGTAGTTTTTTCAGACCCGCAACCAATAAAGAAAATAAGTACCAAAAATAAAAATAATTTTTTTAACATTTTTCCCTCCTAATAAAATTATAATACCTATTGTACTATAAGCTATACATAAAATCAATATTGTTACATTATCTTTTCCAAGGTGGTAATTTAGATGTTTCTACTGCACTTGCGATAGGTGTAATTTCAGGTACTATAATAGGTATATTAGAATCGAAAACAGCGATAGATAATAGATTAAGATTAGCTCTCATAAGTTGATGGAAATATTGTTCTGAGCCGTATAATTTATAACTTATCAAGTCCCAAGTATCTCCACTCACTATTTTATAGACTTTTACTTTTTTCATACTATCGCCGTCCTTCTTTTCTTATTTTGCATTTCTTCAATTACTCTTTTAACTGCTCTAGCAATATCTGTATCACTTCCAGAACCACCGTTAATATTGATAGTTATAGTATCTCCACCAACCACAGTTTTTGAATCATTTGAAATACTTCTAATTCTATCTTTTAAAGATGATACTCTTGAAGACAAAGAGCTTCTAGTTTGTGAATTGTTAAGAATTCTAGCTCCACGAGGTAAATTAGCCATAGCAGGAGAATTTACTAAAAAAGAGCTATTATTCATTTCTACAAGTTCAGCACCTCTCTCAGCAAGAGTTGTAAGTCCGCCACCAAAGTAGTTAGTACCTGAGTAGTTTTGGGCTACTTCTCCATCTCCTTTAAACCAGTTAAAAGGATTTAATTTAGAACCAAAGTTTTTAAGGCTTTCCCATTTTTTATTTATCCAGTCAAAGAATCCACTAAAAGCTTCTTTAATCTTGTCTATGATAGCAGTAGCACTATTCTTTAGTCCATTCCATGCATTAGATCCTATTTCAAGTAAAGCATTGAATTTATCTTTTATCCATTGCCATGTATTAGTGAAAGCATTTTTTATAGCCTTCCATACAGCATTTACTCCATTTCTGAACCATTCACATTTTTGATATAATACTACAAAAATACCTATAAATGGTATAAATAGAGCCTTATACTCTTTAATCTTAGCCCATACTTTAGCTCCTAACTCCATTAATGCGTGAAATTTATTTTTTATCCAAGTCCAAGTAGCTTTAAACCCTTCTTTTATAGCTTTCCAAGCTTTATCTACTCCCTTTCTAAACCATTCACACTTCTTATAAAGTAGGACAAAAATGGCTATAACAGCAACGATAGCAGCAATTATAAGTCCTACTGGGTTTGCTGTGAAAGCAACCTTTAGAGCTAACCCAACTGCTTTAATTATTCCAATAAATTTTCCACCTAAAAAAGTTCCAATCTTTACGAAAGTTCCAAAGACTTTTGATGCCAAAGGGAACATTTTCTTTAATGCAAAGAATACTCCTCCTTTGCTCTTGAAAGCACCAAACTTATATAACCAACCTACACCTTTTGCAAATGGCCCTAATAACAGTTTGTTAGCAACCCCCATTCCTAAATTCATTGCAGCAAATCCAGCAACCATCTTAACTATAAAAGCTACTAGCTTAGGATTTTCTTTTATGAAATTAGCTACTTTTCCAGCAAACTCTTTTAAAGTATTTAGAGTTTCTTTAAGTTCTGGAGCTATGCTCTTTCCAATATCAGCAAGAGCATTAAAAGCATTGTTCCTAAAAATTTTTAATTGGTTAGTTAAAGTGTTTATTCTATCTTCATATTCTCCATTAACCCTTTCATTTTCAGATACAGCTTGTTTCGCTTTATCTAACTTCTCCTTAACTCCATCTAAATTTTCCGATAGCACAGATAATCCGTTAATTACAGATTTATCACTTCCAAAGATATCACTAATCAATGCTGACTTGTCTGCGACATTAGAGTTTTTAATTTTTTCTAGTACTTTTAGGATAGTACCTTCAGCATTTTCAGCCATTTCTTTGTTTATTGTTTTAGGGTCAAATCCTAAATATTTTAATGCATCAGCTTTGTTCTTAGTATTAGCCCCTTGAGAAAGTTCAGAATACAATTTACCTAATACAGTACTTGTTTGCTCTGCACTTACATTGGCAGATATAAGAGATGTAGCAAACGCCATATTAGATTCTTTAGATAAGTTTATAGACTTAGCAAATCCTCCAGTTCTTGCCGATACATCTGCTAGTTGTGCAGCTGTAACAGAGTAGTTATTAGACAGCATATTAAGAGTATCCATGTATGAAAAAAGCTCATCTTTAGATAAATTTAATTGCTCTTTTGTTTTGGCCAAGAATGTTCCTGCCTCATCTGTAGATATATCAAAAGCCACTTTCATTTTTCCCGCCATGTCTGAGTAAGCTACGATATCTTCTCCAGCTATTCCTGATTGTGCTAAACTTCCTGCTATTTCATTAATTTCTATTTGAGACAAAGGGCCATTTTTAGATAATTCAGCTAAATCATCATAGTATTTTTCAGCTTCTTTACCTAAAATTTTTCTTAAATCTGCTTGAGACTCTTCTACATCCATATAGAATTTAATTGGAACAGCTAATGCGGCTCCTGTTGCAGCACCTCTCCTAAGTTGCTCACTTCCTTTTTTAGAAAACGCATCTCCCATATCTGAAATAGCTTGTGCTTTACTTAGAGATTTTTTCAATTTCTCTTGCTTCTTTAGTTCTTCATTAACTTCTTTTAACTTTTTCTTATAACCTTCTAGCTTAATTCCTTCGTTTTCTAAAGCACTTCTTGCTGCTTCAAAGACATGCTTTTGTCTTTCTTTTTGCTTATTCAATTTGTCTACTTGCTTTTCTGCATTTTTAACTTGCTCTTTAAATTCTGAAGTAACATTATTAGATTTAGCATATGCTTTTCTAAGCTGTTCTAAATTCTTAGCCGCTTTATTGTATTCAGAGTTAGCATTCTTATATGCTTCTGCAACTTTATCTAAGCCTTCTAACTTCTTTTGTGTTTTTACTAAATCTTCTGTAGAATCTTTTACTTCATTTAAAGATTTAGCTGCTTTAGATAATATAGCCATTGTTTCGTTTGCTCCAGCAACTCCCATTTGCCAAATTAAGCTCATGTCCTTAGCCATCTACTCCACCTCCTTAGTCATCATTGTTTTGTCTTTCTTCCTCTTCTTCTACAAACTTATTTGCTCTAGCTATCCAGTAGTCAAGTTCATATAAGCTACAATCCAACATAGAATCGTAGCTTATATTAACTTTAAAATAATTAAGAACTCTTAAAAGCTCTGTTATCATATCCAGATAGATTAAGCACCAGTTTCCTCTGTTACTTCCTCTGTAGTATCCTTCTGAGCCTCTTTGTCTCCCCAACCTTGACTCAAAAAACGCTTTACCCCGTTCACCACTTTTAAGTAGTCTATAGATACTAAGTTAAGCAAGTCTCCATACTTAACTCCAACTGATTTAGCAGCTACAGTTATAGCCCAAGAATCTTCTAGTTCTTTTACAGCTCCAGCATCTTTATTTCTAGCTTTAAATTCCTTTTCGCATTGCATAAAATCTTTTCCTGTCATTTCTTCTACATTTATGTCAAGTTCATTGAATTCTTTTCCACCGAAATTATATGTTTGTGATAACTTTACTTTCATTTAAGTCCTCCTTAATTTAATCCTAAATATTTTCTAACAGCTTGATTAGCAAGCCCTTGAATTACATTTACATTGTTAAGTACATCTATTTCTACGACTGTTTTTCCGCCTATTTCTAGCTTGAAGTAAGTTACAGATAGATCTATAGATGTTTCTAGTTTTCCGCTAGGCTTCATTTTTAGCCCGTCCATTTTCTTAATTAAGCCTTTGAAAGTTGCATCTATGCCATAAACATCTGCATTGTGTGTTTCTCTATTCATGGCTTGAGCTGCTCCTTTACATTCAACTAAAATAGATTTTCCATTATTAATTGCAAGAATCGACTCATCAACACAGTCCATTTTTATTTTAGCCTCTAACTTCTTAAAGTGTCCCATTAAAGGCACTTCTAATTCAGCAGTCAATCCCATTTGCTCCGATGTAACTGTGTCATATTCAATGTTAGGCAATTCAACTTCTGATATTCCTGCAAGGTCATTTGATCCATTAAAATATGTTTCAGCATCTATAAGAGCATTAGGTATTTGTTTTCTTCCCATTATTTCCCTCCTCATTAAGCTGTTAAGCTTTCAGCAAATTTTTGTAATGCATCAACATCATAAACTTTCTTGAAAGTTATAGACTTTGCTCCTGGAATTATTCCAAGCTCTATAGTCCAAGTAATGTCTCCATTTATGATATCTATCAAGCTATTATCTTCAGCATAGAAATTAACTTTAGCAGATAATAGTTGGTCTGCAGCAACAAGAGCATTTAATCTAATATTCATAGATTTTTTCATTGTTTCAGCCATTTTTAAACTGAACTTTTTATCCACATTATTAAAATATGATATAACTAGTTCATTTCCAATGTATTTAAACATTCTACGACCATAAATGTACTTGTCTTTTGGGTCTGTTGCTAATGGATTCTTAGCTGTTTCAGATCCCCAACATCTCCAACCTTTAAAGTTTATAGCAGTAACAACACCGTTTTTATTTAAGAAATTGGCTTGTTGCTCCTTATCTAATCTAACTTCTTCATATTTTCCACTTGCATTTTTCCATACAAAAGCGTCCATTTTGTAAGAATAGTTAGAAGGTCCTTGACTTGGAACTCCATTATTCTCTCCATCAACTTTCATAGATAAAGCGGCATAATGTATAGATTGATAATAAACTTCTCCAGCAAGTTTGATTTTTCCATATAGCAATACTTGGTCATTGCTTAAAACATTATTAGTTTCTTTCCATTCAACCAATTCGTTATACTTCTTATCAGCTGGAGCATTTATTAATGCTATAGCTTCAAACATTCCGCCATTTAATGTCTTAGCCTTAGTTTCCATGATAGCTGCAACATCACTTTCATGAGAAAAATCAGGAACATCTATAAAAGCAGGTAATTCACTATATTTTAAGAAAATTTCGTTTGCTAATTCTAGCCCTGTTCTTTTCATTGTTGTGCTATCAAATCCACCTATAGCTTCTGTTTTTGTAACTTTAGATAAGTCTACTTCTTCGTATTCTATATCTACATTATTTCCAGCTACTGTTGCATAAATTTCTAATCCTTCTGCTGTGTAAACAGTTCTTGCATCGGATATAACTTGCTTTCCTGTTGCATTTTTAACTACTACAGATTCTGGAATTACCTTGTGACTTGGTATTAGCACTTTTCCTTTTTCAAGTGCTTTATTAGCAAGTGTTTTCTTTTCTGATTTATGCGTAGTTAAATCTAAAATATTAACTATATAAAGTGGTGCAACGGCATACAATTCAAAGAAAACTTTGATTGCTTGTGATATAGAGAAATCTAAATCATAAGTGTCTCCAAAGTATTGGATAGCTTCCTGATATGTCCCTATTCTCACTACTTCATTGACTTTTCTGTTCTCAGCTTTAACCTTGTGAATCGGTGCTGTTCCAACTATAAAATGCCCATAATCTAAAACCACAGGTAACTGAAAGGCTGTAGCCCCTTCTTGTTGGTATGTACCATGTTTATACATTTCTACCTCCTATTATTTCATCTACTATTGAATTAAAATATTGATAGTCCTTATTGATTTTTGGATACTCTTCCACAGGAATTAATAATCTCCCAAGTAGTGGATATTTCTCAATAAGTTTCTCAATTTCTTCTCCAAAATACACAGTCCCTCTTACAAAAAGAAACTCAGGTAAATCTAGCTTTTTACCCACGTAAATATATGTTTTCATTCTTATCCCCTTCCAAGTAGTTTAGCTATTTTTCTCTCAACTACTTCTGATGTGTCAGGTACTCCAAATACTCTAAATCTACAAACAGAGTAAAAATAAGGCTCTGCTTCTGCTGTAAAGTACTCTATTGAAAATGGAAAAGATTGATCCACAGCAAATTTTCCATCTACTGTACTTTCATTCAGAAACTCCTTTTTTAAGTAATCTCCGATAGATAAGTTATTCAGATAATCTTTCTCATCTTCCATTTTAGTGCCTATCCACACTTCTAAATCTACTGGTACATCATAGTTATCGATTCCATTTCTTGTCTGCTCAAACTTAGTAACCCTTAAAATAGCAAAAGGAAAGAGGTCTTTCTCGCTCTTTCCTTCTTCTCTATCTTCATGATTAATTTCTGGCAACAATCCATGATATACTGTAACTTTCTTATCTTTCAATTTCTCTGTCAAGAAATCAAATACAAGTTGTTCTACCTCAATAATCATATCCCTATCACCCTGTTTATTTCATGCTCTAATCTCATTTTGAATTTTTCATCTGCGTAGCCTTGTAGATATTCTAAAATAGATAAATTACCAAGCATTTGAGGTGCTGAAACTGACATAAGTCTTTTTATAGTTTCTCTTTTTCTACCATTTTTTGTAATGAATTTACCCGTTCTTTCAAAAGCTCCCAGATGTCCACTCTTGTATGCTATAAAAGCATTAGGTAAGGACTTATACCCTCCTTTTTTTACAGCAGTTTGAACTATTTTTCCTTTTGTCCTAGTCTTAGGATTTAGCTTGAAATGGTCTAGCCCTATAACTCTACCACTAGTTATGATAGAGCCAGTTAAATTGCTTTTATTAGTTTTAAAGATATTAACACTGCTAAGCAATTTACTTTTTTGTGCAAAATAAGACTCCGTTGTCTTTCTGATTTGCTCAGTTTTTACCATCTCAAGTGAACGATTAATAGCCCTTGAAATGCAACCTGGTAACTCACTCTCATACTTTCCAAGAGTATTGATAACTTCATTTATTCCAGTAGCTTCAACTTTAACTCCTATCATTTTTCATCATACCTCGTTAAGTCTATTTCCAATAGACCCATGTCTTCCTTAGCTTCTTCTACTAAATATCTAACGCCATCTACTAAGATTTTTTCTCCAGAGTGAGGCGGGTATTTAAAGAAAGATTTTTCTATAAATAGAGTCATTCCTTCAATAAATAACCCCTCATTCTCTAAAGATCTAGTTCTGTTTCTCTGCTTGTTCTGAAATCTCTCTTCATCGATAACACAGACAGTTTCCTTTTTTCCTATAGTATGCGTGTCTCCAAACTCTTCCAAGTTTAGAAAAACATCTACTATATCGCTAGCTACTTCTTCTTTAAATCCCATAATTAAGCCTTTTTAGATTTTTTTGAATTTTTGTTAGTTTCTTCAACTTCTGTGTTTTCTTCAGCAGTTTCTTCAACTTCTTTGAGATTTTCAGCTTCTTCAGTAACTTCTTCAGCTTCTACGAGTTCAAGGGATTTAACTCTTTCTATGATATCTGACTCTAAGATATCCACTACTTCACCAGGATTATAAACTATTCCGCAGTAAATCAGTGATTGTTTAACTTTTAATTTCATACAGCCCCTCCTTATTTAACTTTTAAGACTTTTATAGCATCAATGTCGAATGGAACAGGTAAAGGTCTTGACTCTGTTCTTACTTCAAGAGTATTAATTTTTGTATCTTCATCTTCAAAAGGTACTCTTTCTGCAACTATTATCCCTTTAGCTATATCTGCTGCAGGTCCATAGTGTAAAGTATTATTAGATGGTGCAAATAACACTCTTCCTTCTGGAATCATTTTCACTGTATCATATGTTTTTCCATCAGCTTTTAGCACTGAATGTTGTGTTTGATATGAGTAGATAGGGATATTGTAAGGAGCTAAAGTTCCAATATATATAGCTCCACTTGCTAATTCTTTAGGATCTATTTGCCCAAAATTAGCATTTTTAATATCTAGTAATTTAGCTATTTTTTCATTTTGAGTAAATAGTCTTGCTGCAACTGGATCCATAACTATATGTTCAACTCTTTGCCCTGTAGTTTCCCCTATTAAAGTTATTACAGATTCTATGTCTCCTGAAATATCCGCATTTGGTTGAGTCCATAATACCGTAGGAGTAATTTCTTGAGGTGTTCCGTACTCTATTTTATCTTCAACACCTTCTCCTTTTACTACTATTGAACCTTTGAACATTAAATCAATACACATTAACTCTTCTCTTCTTGAGATTTGTTCTTCAAAGTCTGCGAAAGCTTCTCCAATTAATTTTGCTTTTTTTTCTTCGGGAGAAATTCCTCCGTAAATAGTTTCTCCTGCTGATTTAGCGAAGTAAATTTCTTGTGCAGAGAAAGTTTTCTTTGGTGCTACTTTTGGTGCAGAGTAATATTTAGATGCATAACTTCTCTTTACTACTTCAGTTCCTGGTATTAACTCAGAAACGAAAGGAGCTACTAATTGTCTACCTTTTCTATACTCAATTTCCCATTTTGGATATTCATGAGTTTCATGTTTTGCAAAAAACATGTCTCTAATAAATGTCTTTGGTTTTATAACTGACTGGTCATATAGTCCTAAAAATTCTAATAATACTGCCATTAATATCTACCTCCTAGTTCTTTTACTATTATTCCTTTATCTCTTGCTTTTTTGATAAAGTCTGATTTTACTGTTGCTGCTTTTAATTCAAGTCCTTCGAAAATAACCTCTCCAAACACTACAACTGTAGTTTTAGTCTTAGCTGTAGTTCCATCAGCTGTTTCTAAAACTATCCCAAATAAATCTGTTCCATCAGATAATTCTGCACTTGCATTTACTGCTTGCCCTCTCTTAACTGATTTCCCTTGTGGTACTTCTAATTCCATAACTTTGTGACCTGTACCACTTAATAATTGGTCAACTCCGTACTCATTACCTTTTTCTATAAAGCTCATTTTGTACCTCCTGTTTTTTTATTCATATACTTCAAAATATTACATACTGGTATTCCTACAATACTTCCTGAACCTTCTTCAGCTCTTGGTGCTACAGGAACAGGTGTTGCTTGACTCTCTTCTTGTATGTTTTTAAGAGTCTCTTTGTTTTTTTCTTTTTTGATATTTAATATTTTTAATGCTAAGTTTGCAGCATCAACTGGTTCTTTGAATTTAGCTGTATTTACAACATCATCAAATCCCGCTATTTCAAGATTTTCAATTGCTTCTATTCTGTTTCTTTCTTCTTGAATGGCTGAATTAATTATGTTTTTATACAATTCAGGATAATCTGCTTTGAACTTCTCTACAGTCATTTCTTCTGTATTTGTAACTGCATTTTGAGTTGCTCCAGGAGCAGGTTCAGTTACAGGTTCTGCAGGTTTAAATCCTGGAAAATTTTTAAATTTAGAAATATCAAATGCTAGACTATTTACAATCAGTAAATTATTGACTTTCTGTAGATTTTCTACTTCATCTACTATCTCATCGATAAATCCATACTCTTTAGCTTCTTCAGCATTAAACCATTTCTCTTCGTCCATAAGTGCAGATAGTTCTTCTTTAGTCTTATCTTTAGCTTTAGCCAAGTAAGTTTCTAAAATACTATCTTTAACCTTATCTAAAAGAACTCCAGTTTTTTCCAACTCTTGCTTATTTCCGTAAGCCCATGTTAATGGATTATGTATCATAAACATAGCATTTTTTGGCATTTTTACAACATCACAAGCACTAGTTATAATCGTTGCTGCACTTGCTGCAAGACCATCTATGAAAGCTGTAACTTTAGCCTTGTGATTTTTTAAAGTGTTTGCTATTGCCACCGCAGCAAATACACTTCCACCAGGTGAGTTGATATGTACATTTATATTTTCTACATCACCTAAGTTTCCAATTTCTTCTTTAATTGTTTTGTCACAAACGTCATCCCAATACTCATCAGAACCAATAGTTCCATACATTACGATATCAGCACTTTTAGCTTCGTCATTCTTCGTTATGTTCCAAAACTTTTTTGTCATTTTCGGCATTGTTAATCATCACTCCTTTTTCTTCTAATAACTTGTTTTCCTTTGCTAAGATTCTTACATTTTGCTCAAAATCACCCCCGTTAAGCTCGACAGTTTCTTTTGTTCTAGTAGAGAATCCTTGTTGAACTCTTAAAGTACTTGCTTTGACTTCTTTAAGTGGGTCAAGTTGTCCTTGACTCGGTCCATTCCATTGAGCTCCACTCCAAGCTTTTGTTAGTAATGGATCTTCTCCATAGTTCTTCATATCTACTCTACCTAGCAAATATGCTTCCCTTAACCATTCTTCATATACTACTTGTGTAAAATTGCTAGAGAACCAATCTCTTCTTTTCCTAAACATTTTCCAAGCTTCTAATAAAGCAGCTCTACTTGCTGAATAGCTAGCAGTAAAATGCTTGATTAGTAACTCATAAGGAACTTCTAAAGCAGCTCCTATTTGTCTTAAAATTGAAGTAACGAAAGGGTCAAACTGTGCATTTGGTCTGCTTGGATTAGTCGCAACAACTTTTTCTCCAGGATTAAGCCCTTGCACCAGTCCAGGTGTTAGTTCTATCGTTTCGTCGTTAGAACTATCAATCTGTTCTGTTTCATCTAAGACTTCATGGTCTGCTATATTAGCCCCTTGGGCATTATCCTTATCACTCTCTATAAAAATCGCGTACATCCCACTTACCACTGCTGCCATAAGCTCTGCATCGGTATATCTATCCAGTTGCTTCAGTGCTTCAATTACTGGAGATAGAATAGGTATACCTCTGACTTGTTCAGGTCTTTCAGCTAGCATTATGTGCAATATATTTAGTTGTTCCTGCTTTCCATAAACTGAAATAAAGTCCGTTTCTACGTTTCCTGACACATCAAGTGGGTGTTTTCTTGCAATGTAATATCCTGAAATTCTGTTATTAGTATCAAGCTTTACTCCATCAACAATGGTTTCATCATTTTGCAATGTAGAAGGTGTCATAACTCTATCAGGCTCAATTATTTGTAGCTTTAAGCTATAAGGATTCTTTGGTGTTTCAAAATAGTTAAATTTTACAAAACATTCACCATTCAAGAGAATAGTTAAGAATACTAAGTCTTGGATTTGGTCAAAATTAAGAACTCCCATCTGCTCAATCTTGTCGTCTGCCCAGAGTTTGAATTCTTTTTCAATAGTAGTTTCAATTGCTTCAGCTTCTTCTTCACTAATCCCTAAAGTTTCATAGTCAATTGCTGATTTTAGCTTTAATCCACTACCTATAACGTTTGAATTGATAGTTTTCATAACTCCTTGAGCAACAGGAGCCCCCATATACAAGTCTCTTGACCGTTCAACTAGCTTTTTTCTGTTCTTGTAGATGTCTTTTTTTACACCTCCACCAGTAGAAATCCAGCCTTTCATAGAACTTTTTGTGGTAGATGCCCCGTGATTAGAGTATCCTGTGTTCAGAATTTCTATTTTTTTTCTAGCTACTTCTCTTTCAAGAGCCTTTTTTGGGTTAAAAAAAGCAATTGTTTTGTCCAATAAATTCATTTTTCACCTCCTTTTGTATTAAAAAAAGAAGATTAAAACCTATAAATCTCTAGGTATTACTCTTCTTCCTAATTTTTTTCTTCCATTATTATTTAATTTATCAAGTTCGCCCTCCCAAAAAGCTCTACCTTTTCTAATTTCAGATAAATCTTCTCTTACAAGCTCTCTTGTACCAATTTTATAACTTTTTCCAGTTAACACAGCTATTTCTGCTTTTCTATAGGTTTCAATCATCTGTAAACACTCTTCTCTAGTGTAATTCAATTTATAAGCTCACTCCTTTCGATAAAACTCTTCTTTTTGATACTTTCGTAGTCTTTTTCGTAGCTTCAACAGTATATTTTTTACTTAAGTTAGGATTTGCTATTTTTAAAGCTGCATAAGCATAGTTCCTCAAGTCTAGGGGTTCATTTCTCTTAGTTCCTACTACTTTCCAGATAGTTTTTTTAACTCCTTTTTCCCAAACAGTAGTCTTAACTTCAGATGTTAATCCTTTGAAATATGCTTCATCATAGCCCCTGTCTACGTTATTTGGAAAGTGCATATACATAGATCCTGGTTCTTCAATTTTTAGTCTAGCAAGTATCGTTTCCTTACCTGTGTTAACTCCCAAAGTAAAGAGTGATATTTGCATTCTGTTAGTCCTAGATGGCTTAGATACAAAAGCTACTCCATCTCCACCTTTACCCTTAATACCGAATACTCTTCTAAACTCTCTAGGCTTGATGTATTGATATGCTTCTTGTGTATAATGCCCTCCTGTATCTATACAAGTACAAAGAATTCTTATTTTTTCACCATCTGCATACTCAAATTCTGTTTCCAGGAATCTATCTAATTGCTCCCACACATCATTTTGACCAGGCGAGCCTATAAATTGCTTATAGTAAATACCCCAAGACTCTTCCCCAAGTCCCCAACCTACAACTTCAATTTCTAATCTATCGTCTTGAACATCGACTCCAGCAGTTAAAACTTGAACTTGGTCAGGAATTTCTGCTGTATACTCTTCTTTTCTCTTAGAAACATCTAAGAAATCTATCTTTTCTACTTTTTCTTCCCATGTTTGGCCAAGACAGGTATTTGTAAATACCTTCATCATTTGCATATTACCTTTTGCGGCTTTAAATTTTTTTATAATTTCTGGCCATGTTGAAAAAGGGCTGTATAATTCAGATATATGAAAGCCCCTAACACTCCAATCTTCAACCTCTTCCTGTGGTTGCCATATACCATGAATCATGTTTTTTTTCCACTCATGTTCACTTGAAATTTCCAAGCAGTCAGAGCATTTATGCCCAACTGGTTCAAATATTATGTTTCTCCACTCTAATTTTTGGAATGAGCCACATTTTGGACAAGGTATATAAAACTCTTCTTTTGTCGAATTTTCATACTCTCTCTCAACTCTTGAATCTCCCTTGATAGTTGGGGTACTTGTTATAACGATTTTCTTATTCCAGAAAGTTTTAGTTCTTTCAATAGCTAAGTTTAATGGATCTCCTTCTCCACCAACATCACTTTTGAATCTGTCTACCTCGTCGGCAAGTAGAATTCTCAAAGGTCTACTCGATAACTCAGCCGCAGAATTGCTTCCAACCAAAGTGATATATCCACCAACGAATTCTTTTTGTAGTTTGGTATCTCTTCCATCAACTTTGTTTAGAATCTTGTTTTTAAGCTGAGGTGTACTCTGTATCATGTCATCTAGTCTTGTACTAGAAAAGTCTTCTGCTAAATCTTTAGTCGGCAAAAGATACATGATAGGAGCAGGGTCATAGTCAGCATAATAGCCAAATACATTCAATAAAATTTCTGTCTTAGATAACTGAGCTCCATACATCATAACTATTTTTGTTGTTTTTTTATCAGAGATAGCTTTCATTACTTCTCTTTGAAATGGTACTCTGTCAGTTTTCCATCTCCCTGGTTCAGCTGATGTCTTAGAACTTAAAATTCTATATGAATCAGCCCAAGTATCTATAGTCAACTTTGGTGGAGGCTTCAGGGTTTGAAATATGTCAGCAAATAGATTAATTGTTTTTCTTAGACTTGGATTTTCTATTAGATCCTTTTCCTTTGCTTTTTTCATCTTCCACCTCTTCTTCATCTTCCAGGATTATGTTTTTATTTTTAAACAATTCTGGACTATATTCACTTAATTCCAGCAAAACATCTTCTATAGAACTCAAAACTATATCCTGGATATCTCCAAGATTATCACAACCCACAACCAAAGGTGCTATTTTGTTAGGTACTGCTAACAATTTCCCTTTTAAATTTGTGAGCATAACAGTCATAACTTTCTTAACTATCTCTGCCGAGTGCAGTTCATTTTTTAACTCTGATATTTTTATACTTTTTAGCTCTATATCTTTTTCAATTTTTTCAGTTTCTTTTTTAAGTTTTGTGTCTTTCAAATCTACATCAGCAGAGTTTTGTTCTTTAATAAACTCAATAAAACCTTTTACACTCTCTACGAGTAAATATTTACCTCTGTTTCCACTTTTTTTCACAATACCATCTTGAGCTAACATTCTGATATATCTATCTGTCACCCCAAACATCTCCGCAAGTTCAGGGCTACTAACTATTTTTTCTTCTATGTTCATTTTTCACTCCTTAGGAACGGAAATCGTTAAAATTTTGACCAATATTCAGATGAAGCTCGGGATTCGCGAGACCCGCTTGACTTTTTTATATTCTGAAAGAACCTATTTCACCAATTGCTGCTTGTTATAATCTTTCAATGTGTTCTAATTTAGAACTTTTTAAACTTTTATATTTTTATTTGGCGGAGAGTACAGGACTCGAACCTGTAAGTCCATCAGGACAACAGCTTAGCAGACTGCTCATTTACCAATTAATGTAACTCTCCAGTCGAAGGTGGCTTTTAAATACTACCTTTGTGCACTTTGACTCGCATTTTTGTTTATAGCCGATATAATGCTGAAAGTGGGCTAATCAATAAAAAACTCCCACAGGTGACATATCGCACACATCTAAGTGTAGTGGGAGTATTGATGTTATTATGGCTGGGGATATTGGACTTGCACCAATGACATTTTGCTTAACAGGCAAACGCTCTAACTAACTGAGCTAATCCCCAATATGGAAAGACTTTTTTAGAGTAGAGTCTCGAACTACTTTTGACATAAGGTAGGAATTACTTCCAACACTGTTAATATGCTATCATACTAACACATTTTTTTTAGCTTTAAAATAGACACTTTTTAGCGCCTTTTTAGTGGGTTTTTAGCGTTTTCTAAAATTCTATTAATCTTTGTGCCTTAAAATGGACTTTTAAAGCTCCTAGTATTCTATTTCTCATTTTGTATGTGCTAGTCACATGTACTTCTAGTTTCTCTGCTATTTCTTCATATGTCAACCCCTGAAAGTATTTTAGCTCAATGAAATTATAGTCTTTATTATCTTTCACCATATTCAAGCACTCATCTATTCTGAATAACATTTCTCTATAACGACTTATGTTATTCAATATTCTTTGCTTCAGCTCCTCTATTTGTTCATATTCACTTTTTATTTCATACCCATTTCCCCCTTGACCTCCAACACCACAGCATTTTTTTAGTTGTGGATTAGCTAGATGCTCAGTTTCTTCTTTTATCCTATTTTTGTATTTAGGATAACTGTATAACACATCTTCAATTTCTTTTAATATTATTCTTTGTTCCTGTGTTGCCATCAATTCACCTCATTCTATTATCTCTAATTGATTATAAATGTCACTAGGGATATTCCCTTTCCATTGAAAACTATTTTTTAAAATGTAATCGTTGTAAGCAATAGCTGTTCTATTTGCTCTTATTTTAGCTTGTGTTGCGAGTTCTACATCTGTATTTTTGTAAGCTTCATAAGTTAATTTATCTGATTTATATGTTGCAATCATTGCCCTAGCAGTGTCTTCAACTTTTTTTAATCTATCGTAACTTATGTTATCTATAGCTTTTTGATATTTATAATCAACATTTTCAGTGAGAAAACTAAATCCATATACCATCAAAATTGATACAGCCATTCCTGCTATTCCTATTATCAAATGTTTTATTATTTTCATTTATTCCCTCCAATTTCATATTTAACTATTGGATTTTCAACTTTCATAGGTATATCACTGTATAAATATGTTCCTGTCCACTCTATATACTTTCCATCATTTGTGAAAAAGAATATACCCATATTATCATTTTCTCCATAGCTTCCGTCTACATCAGGCAACCAATCGTTAGCATAATCGCCACTTGAATAATATTCGCTGTCAGGAGTTAAAAAACTATTTAAACTAGATACTTTTCCATCTACTGTGAATGATCCTACTATTCCTCCATTTTCAGTAAATAAAACTATATACCCAAATGGTTTTATGACAGGACACGGTAAATTAACTGCTTTTTCTCTCTGCCCATTAACCCAATATGTTCTACGAATTAGATTATATCTTTCTAAGCTGTAATCTATATCATTTGGAGTAGGTTGATTTTCTGCTAACTTACTTCCCAATCTTGCAGTTGATTGAATATCTACAGTAGACCCCATTTCTTCACACCCAGCAAATAATACAACCAAACATAATACCATTAATATTTTTTTCATCTTACATCTCTCCTTTATTTTTTACGAACTAACTCAAATTTTTGAATTCCCCATTCCAAAACTTCTAAATCTATCCCCTTTTCCTTGTATATTGCTTTTGTACTTCTTATAAACTCTAACTGTGCTTCTTCTAGTTCAGCATCTGTTAGTTCCTTTTTTCTAAAAATAGATTTTTTAATTGTTTTTTCTGTATTTCCTTCTTTAACTCTCAAGTCTATTTGATATCTGTGTAACATTGTTCTCATCCTTATCTCTTATACTTCCCATTTTTATAAGATTCTAGCTTCTCAATATGCTTCTCAAAATCCTGCTCTGTTAATCCACTAAGCAGTAGCAGATTCACAGTAGCAGTTATGAGATCCAAAGCTTCAGCTTTAAAATTATCAATATTCTTAATAAAACTGTGACTCAAGCTTTTTACTTCTACTTCATTTAATAGCTCTTTAAACTCTTCTTTTACTTTCTCAAGCTGTGCTATATTTGATGCTTCATAAGCTAAAGATTCATAGTTCATTAATTTATTTAAATCTATATTCATTTAATTGTCCTCCATCATCTCTGGATTTTCATAAATATTTCCTAATACTTCCATTCTTTCATTATTGTTGTTTGTAAAAGGTATATCCATTTCAAAAAACACATCTTTTAAAACAAATCTTGCTTCTTTACTATTGAAAATAACTTTATATTTACTATTATGTAAAGTTACAATGTCTCCCTCATAAATTTCGTCTCCATATTCGTCTTTTAACCCTGTATATTGCATAAGATCTATATCTTCAAATTTACGGTATGAAACAGTATCTTTATAAACTCGTCTTTCTTGAAAGTTTATAGATTCAACATTAAACATATCTTTATTTATTTTATCCCAAGCTCTAAATTCAAATTCCCTATTCATCTTCTTCCTCCCAGTAGGCTATTCTTTTTAATTCATCTAGTGTCATTTCTTTTCCATATAGCCAAGACTCACAATCATAAAATTTTTCTTTTCTAAAAACTTTTTCAATATTTCCGCTTTTATCTATAAGACAAAATTCAACCTTTTGTAAATAAACTATCTTTTTACTTTGTTTATCTCTCCACATTTTCTCCTCCTATTTTCCATACTTCGAACATCCTCCCGATGTCAGCAAAATGTTCAACTTTAGATTTTTACGACTGTTTCCAAAATTAAAATCAATGTTTATCTTTTCTTTATCATCAGTATGCACCAGCTTCCTCCAGTCTTACAACACTATCATCAACTTCCCTAAGCCACATAGTCTTAAAATCTTCAAATGTCTTAACTACATCTGTTATCATAGATTTTAGAACTACTCCTATCATATTTCTTTTGTGTGAATTAACTGTTCCAAACATCATAATTACAAGAAACATAGTCCTAAGAAGTTCTAAATTATCACCAGTTTCTTTATGCTCACATTCAGCAAATACTTCATCTAAGATTTTGATAACATCTTTTTCAACGTGATAATTAATCTTATTTTTGAACTTCTCTACAATTTTATCTGATGCTTTTATAGTTCTTGTCAAAATAGCTTTATAATATCTATTTAGAACCATATTTTCCTGCTCCCATAGTTCTCTATTAATTTTCAAATATTTATTAATTAAGTACATCAATGTAATTCCTTGCATATCTCCATCTTTGTGTACAACTCTTATTTTTCTCATATGCATCACTTCTTATTTGCTTCTTTAACTTTCTTAATTCTAACTTTCAAACTCTCAACAAGTGCATCTTGTACATCTCCTTTGTTTTGCAAAGCTTCCATTACGTCTTCATCTCTAGTTTCTTTACAAACCAAATGATGGATTATTACCTTTTCGGTCTGCCCTTGTCTGTGTAGTCTTTTGTTAGCTTGTTGATATAATTCCAAACTCCAGTTAAGCCCAAACCATATCACATGATTACCTCCAGCTTGTAAGTTAAGCCCATAAGCCGCACTTGCTGGGTGGGCTAGTAGTATATCAATTTCTCCTTTGTTCCAATCTAGTTGGTCTTGTGGAGTTTTCAAAAGTCTTATTCTTAATTTCGAGTCTTTCAAAGCTTCAACTATTCTGTCCTTGTCGTGTTGAAAATTATAGAATACTAGTGCAGGTTTCCCATTTAACTGTTCTATCAGCTCTAAAAATCTTTCAATCTTACAGTCATGGACTTCAAAGACTTTCCTATTCTCATCATAGATGGCTCCATTTGCCAACTGTAGTAACTTGTTAGAAAGTGCAGCTGCATTTGCAACTGTGATTTCAGTGTCTTCAATTTCAAGTATGGCTTTTTTCTCAAGCTCATCATAAGACTTCTTAGCCTTGCTATCTAAAACTACAGGTACTTGTTCATAGATTATGTCAGGGAGTTCTAGATAATCTTCTGCTTTCATAGATATACAGATGTCAGATATCTTTTCATGTATGGCTTCATTAGATCCTTCTTTGGCATCATAATTAAAAATTACAGTTCTATTTCTTTGCCCTGGTTCAAAATATCTTTCTCTAAATTTCCCGATAGTCTTTTCTAATCTCTCTCCCTGGTCCAGTAAATATAATTGAGCCCATAAATCTATTAGTCCATTTGGGGCTGGTGTTCCTGTAAGCCCAACTATTCTGTTTATTTTATTTCTAATAACTTTCAAACTTTTGAATCTTTTTGATTGATGGTTTTTAAAGCTAGACCACTCATCAAGTACCACCATATCGAATGGCCAAGCATTTTTATAGTAATCAACTAACCAGGTAACATTCTCTCTATTTATCACATAAATATCTGCTGTTTTTGCAAGTGCCTTTATTCGCTTTTGTAGACCCCCTAAAACAAGAGATGTTTTTAGTATAGATAAATGGTCCCATTTTGCTATCTCATCTGTCCAGGTAGCCTCTGCGACTTTTTTTGGGGCTATTATTAATACTTTTCCAACTTCAAATCTATTAAATTTTAAATCCACTATTGCGGATAGAGTTATTATGGTTTTTCCTAAACCCATATCCAGCATAAGCCCTAATTTGTCATCATTTATCATTCTATCAATGCAGTATTTTTGATATTCATGTGGATGAAACTTCATCATGTATCACCTCCTCAATAAACTTATCTACTTCTTGAAATGAAGCTATAACTCTTGCATCACAATTTAAGTTCTTAAGTTTATCCATAAAATTTCTTTGTAGCGGTGATAAGTTCTCCCTTTTACCTTCTGCTTTGAGTTCTACAAAATATATATCTCCTCCTGGAACTATAACTATCCTGTCTGGTACTCCTGCATTTCCTGGAGAGGTCCACTTCATACATAAGCCATTTTTACTTTTTACACTTTTGACTAAATATGCTTCAATCTCTCTTTCACTTTTTTTCATAAATTTTCTCCTATCTCATAGGTAACAAACTAAACATCTTTTCCTATATATATATATGAAATAAAGGATTTATAGATTTTATAGAGTATATTTACCCTTTAAATTCTATATTTCTTTATACTTATATATAAAAGAATGTTACTTTGTTTAATATTAATAATAAAACTAATAATATCAATACTTTTTCGGTCAACATTCTATTCAACATTCTAGGTAACAACAAAAAAGAATGTTGACCCTTAATTTTTGAGAATGTTGACCTTTTCAAGAATGTTGACCCTAGAATGTTACCTTTTTTTAGTATGAAATCTTTCTCTTATAACCCCTTTGAACTCCATATTTTCCAAATTTAGATGAGGTTTTCATTTTTTCCCACCCATTTAGAGATGCTAAGACTTTATTAATCTCAATACTGTCACTTTTTTTCATGAACCTAATGCTATTTTTTAGTGCTTCTTCCCATATTTCAGCCGCACAAACTTTATCTCTTTGGATTAAATCATTTTCATCATACTGCTTACTCATAGTTTCATATTCATCTAAAAAAGTCCTTTTTGCAAAAGCATCTAAAGAATTCCAATTCTTTGGAATTTTCTTATCTAAGTAGTCTAAAAATATCCCTTTAAATACATTATCTTCAGAGTGAGCCTCTTGCTCTTCCTTAGCGATTTTCTCAGCTTCTTTTGATAAAACTAAACTATAAAATTCATTCTTTGCAAGTTCACATGCCTCTGCCCATATTTGATCTAATTCATCTTTTAAATCGTTAAATATAGATTTTTTAGGCTTAAATATAAAACAATCTATTGGCCAGAATCTTCTATTCCCTGTCTCATCTCTTAAGAAGTTAGTATCATTTGCTGTTCCAAAGAATGCACATCTTCTTGGATATTTTTGGGCTCTACGTCCATACGATGCTCTAAAGATATCATCTGTTCTACTTAAGAAGTTTTTTACCAAGTTCAACTCTGATTTTCTTAATGAACTAAGTTCACCCATTTCAAGAATCCAGCTACCTTGGATTATCTCACAAGCATCTTTACCTTCTACATTAACTAAACTATCGTTATACCATTCCATACCTAAAATTTTTAAAAAGGTACTCTTACCTACTCCTTGTGGTCCAATTAGAATAGGCATATTATCCCATTTAATTCCACCGAATATAGCTCTTCTTACTGCTGCTACTAAGGACTTTTCAGAAACTTCTCTTGTATAAATATTATCTTCACAACCCAAGTAATCTATAAACAAAGTTTCTATTCTTTTTTCTCCATCCCACTGTGTAGATTGAAGTCTTGTTGCTACTTTATTTTCAGCATTTTCTTCTGCAATTAGATTAACCCCATCTATGATTTTATTTGTGGAAGTGATTCCATAATTGCTTTCTAAATACCATCTAAGACCTGCATCATCAGTATCTGTCCAAATTCTGTCAGGGGTTTCAAATTTCCTATCCCAAGGTACTCCATCTCTTACTAATATTCTTGATGAAAAGATATCTTTGAAAATTTTAAACTTTAATTCTTTGTCATTCCTTAGAATTAAAATTATGTTGGACAGAGTGCTAAGAGCTTTCATACCATCTGCACTGTACTGGATATTATCTTTCCAGTTGTCATCATCTTCAACTATTTCACCTTCTAGAATTTCTTCATTCTTATCATTTACTATTGAAAATTCTGCAATAGCTTTTTGTTGTCTTTCTTTCAATAAATCTTTTCTAACATCTGTCTTTGCCATTACCCATTCTTTCATAGCTATCCAAGATGGTAGTTTGGCCACAGGGGTATTAACTTCTGCTTGTATATCCAAATGTCCGAATTTATGTAATCTCACTAAGTCAAAAGCATTTACTAATTTTTGACTACAAGGGTCAGTAGCATGGTGAGAATATAAGAAAAGTCCATCTTGATATACAATAGCTCCAGCAGTAGTACTTCCACCTATAAAAGTTAATCTGTCGGCTACATCACAAGGCTCATATGTTCCTGGTAAAAATTCATCTATGGCCTGATAGACATTAAATCTTCTGCAAAATGCTCCTACCATTCCTTCTTTTTCTAAGGGGTTTTCTTGCTTCTTCAGCATATTTTGATGCAGCTTTTGTGCATCTGGAACTTCTGGCCAGGTTGTTATATCTCTCCAGTTGTCATACATATTAAGGACTGCTGCACCATCTAGCATAGGCTTATCTGCATAAGTAAACACATAATCACTGTCAATAGAATGGCTTGGCCAATACATTAATCTAACTGCTTGGAAGGTAGTAGGGTCACAATATCGTAACCCTATAAACTCTGCTACCTTCCTTGCAATAGGCTCATACTCTTCTGCACTAACATCTTCGGCTAATGGAAATATAACCCTTATTCTTGGCTTAGTAGTTTGGTGCTTACGAGTGCTATACACCGCATAAGCACACCCTAAACCATTTAGAGTTTTAATAATCTTAGTATCATCTTCATAAGCTAAGTTGTCTAAGTCAAGAGTTATTAAACTTCTGCTTTCAACTGCTTCACTTCTTCTAAGATTACCCTTTAACTTTCCACCAACAAAGCCTCCAACATCCTTAATATCATCTTGCTTAGACTTAGAATAAGATAAGAACTCATCTAGTGTTTCAGCAGTTATTTTTGGTTTTCCTAATCTATCCACAAATTCAGACCAGGTAATTTCAGTTGTTACCCATTGCTTAGAGTATTTGTTATTTGCTTCTGATATTACTAATTTTCTCGAGTTCTCCATCTGTTATCTCCTTTTATCCAAGTTCTATTATTTTAGTTATACAGTCAATTGTTTTCTGAATATCTAAAGTAATTAAATTCCTAAAAGCCTCATTTAACAATAAAGCTTTATTAGATGGTAATCCTTCACATATCCCTAGTATTATAGTAGTCCAGTCTGTTTTCAATTTGTCTGTGATAGAATTTATTCTATTTCCAGTAAGATGTTGGGTAATTTCATTCCCTTTTAATGTCCAAGTTAAGTATTCAACTGCTTTTTCATAATCCTCTTTCCCATTCTTTTTTTCAGCACGAACCAGGTACTTAACTACATTCCATATTCTAGTACATAAAGGATTAGGCATACCTTCAACTATAGCATCAGCTAGATGTCTACTTTCAAAATTACATCCTGGGATCATATAATGCTTTGGAGAGTGAACATTATCGTTTAATGTTGTTTCCTTCATAGGATTTTCAACTTTATTTTCTGACTCTGTTTCTTCTCCAATAGCAACTAGTATTTTCTTTTCAAGAGTAGGACTCTCTACATTAAGTCTTTCATTTTCTAAGTGTGATAAAAAGGCTTGTGTAACTCCAATTTTTGTAGCAAATTCTTTTTGAGACAAGTTATTTTCATCTCTATATTTTTTAATTTTTCTACCTATATGCATAATTTCCTCCTAATCTTTCATATAATAACTACCAGTAAATCCAGCAGCATTTAATATTAAACCCTTGGCCCAATTTATTTCTTCAGTCATAGTTTGTATAACTTCTTCTAATTTAACTGTTGTTGGAACATCTAGTATTACCTCATCATGAACATGGAATACTATTGGCCACCCTTTTGCTTTTATTCTTAAAAGTGTTTCAGCTAAGCAGTCTCTTGCGATAGCTTGTACAATATTTTCTGTTAATTTACCGCCATAAGTTGGAATAACTTCCCACTTCTTAGATGTTTGATTAATACCCATGTAATGCATCTGCATTTGCCCGAATTGATTTTCTTTTAAGAATGGCTTTGGATAGAAAAGTTTTCTACCGCTTGGCAATTCTATTGTGAAAAAGTCTTGACCATAAATAAAATCGTACTCTTTAGCTAACTTTACACATTTAACTATCTGCGGTTCTCCAGTCTCTAATACTTCAACAGAGGCATTCTCTAATGCATACCACAGCTCCACAATTCTTTTAGATGATTTTCTCCATCTATCAACTATATCTTTCATTTCTTCATCTGTTAAGCCCATATCTGCTGCACCCATAGCAGTTAAAGCTCCAACACTACCTTGGTATCCTAGAGCAAGTTCTGCAACTTTACCTTTAGCTCTAAGATGATAGTTTTCTTCACCTTTCGCTATTGTGTTTATGGGTACTCCAAACATTTGAGATGCAGATGCCTCATAGATTTTTCCATGAGTTTTAAACACTTCCATTCTCCACTCTTCTCCAGCAAGCCACGCTATGACTCTTGCCTCTATTGCTGAGAAGTCTGACACAACAAAATGATTACCTTCAGATGGAATAAATGCTGTCCTGATAAGCTGTGATAAGGTATCAGGTATATTTCCATAAAGCATTTCTAGTAGTTCTCCATCGCCTTTTTTTATAATATCCCTAGCAGCATCTAAAGTTTCTATATAATTTCTAGGTAAGTTCTGAACTTGGACTAATCTTCCAGCATATCTTCCTGTCCTGTTAGCTCCATAAAATTGTAAAAGCCCTCTTACTCTCTCATCTTTGCACATGGCTTCGTCCATAGCTTTATACTTCTTAACAGATGTCTTAGAAAGTTCTTGTCTTATCTCTAAAACTCTTTTAGCTTTTCCATCATCTAGAGTATCTATCATTTTTCCTACCGTAGCTTTTTGTAAGTTCTCAACTTCTTCTCCAGCTTCTTCTAACCAATTTAGTAACTGACTTGTAGAATTGGGATTGTCTAACTTTGTTATATCTCTTGCTTCTTCTAGTAAATTAGCCCTTGATAATGCATCTATATATAAAGCGCCATTTACTAGCTCACTATCAACTCTAACTCCATATGCGTTCATAAAAGTATCTAGCACCCATAGCTTCCATTCTCTTTCAGGGACAGGAAAAGCACTTAATCTTCTACCTATCTCCATTTCAGTAACTACATCTTGGATACAATATTCCTTAAACAGTTTCCATTTTTCGGGAGCATGTTGAGGCAAGTTTCTAGTTCTGTTCCCATTACTTTTAGTTGGGTTACATGGAATACAGAAATATCTAATCAATGCACTTCCAGTTGTAAGTTTTTTCTTATCTTGTGGTAAACCCATAGCATTACCTAATGCAGCAAGACCTGCGGTATATCCACAATAAAGACCGTGAACCATTGTGCAATGCCATTGCTCTAAAGGAGTTTCTATTCTAGCCATATTCAAACACCACCATTCAAAGACAGCGTTGTATGCATACTTAATACAGTCTTTATCTTTCAATAAGTTTAAAACTTCTTGTGGGATAGCTTCACCTTGAGCCAAATCTATGATTTTTACATCCTGACCATCGACAGAATAAGCGAATAGAAGTATCTGAAAATCATCACTCATTGCATATTTATATGCACCTGACTTACCAATGTCTACAGAGCTAAATGTTTCTATATCTATATTTAAAGTTCTCATAATCGCTCCTTTTTGAAAGTGAAAGGCAGTTTTCACACTGCCCTTCTATAAGTTTTTTATAATATTGGCTCACCAGTTACTGGATCTATTTCCACTTCTCCAAATTCATTTTCAGCCTTAATTCCAACAGCTGATAAAGGTTCTCCATCCATTAATTTTTGAACATTACCAAGTCCACAACCTATTCCTTTTTTACCACTTACTGCATAAGGGAAAAAGTTAACTGATACTCTTGCATAAATTCCTGAATAAATTTCAGATTGGTTTAAAATTGGTTGTGCTCTTACATCAACTATTCCTGGTTGATAGTCAATTTTTGCACTTGCGGTAAACACCCAATGCCCTTTACATTCTTCTCCAAATTCCATCCCATCAGAAGGTCTTACTCCATCTCCATCATATATAGGGATAGTTGGTTTTGGAGGCTTAACACCATTCCACACAGTGCTAATTCCTTTTTCTATCGCGGCATTTATAGCAGCATCCAGTTTCATTTTTGTTTGTATATCAGTTTTTGGAACTAAAATTGTACAACTGTACTTTTCTTCTTGCCCTTTTTCTGCTGCATAAGGTTTAAATAAATGTACATAACTTAATCTTACTTTCCCTGTCATTACTCTAGTATCATTTGCCATAAAAAATCACTTCTCCTTTATTTTATAAATTATTAATATCATCAACTGCACTAAATTCATCTTCTGCCTTTATCTTGTTTGTTATAGCTTCTCTTTTATCAGATGCATCTACAAGAGTTGGCTTCCCTACATTCATAACTATTAAATCTCCAACTAGATTATTAAAATCTTTTTTACCTATTACTTTTTCCATCTGAGCTAATGTTAAGTACTTTCTTTCATATAAAAGTTCTTCTGCGATCCCATTTTCTTTGAGTACTTTTATAGCTTCATCAGTGTTTTTAAAACTCCTACTACCTCTACCATTAACAGCCTTCCAACCAGGAACATTATTTCCTTTTAAACTTTCTGCTAATGCATACTCTTTTAAATCTTCTGCCCATTTAGCTAAGTCTTGAGCCTTCTGCAGAATTTCTCCAATTTCTTCTAAAGATAATTGGTCTGCAGCTTTAAACTCGTACTTAGCAAGTTCTAAATTAGCATTAGCTCTCTCTTTACAGATAGATTTAGCTTTACAAAACTTACAATGTTCGCCACAGTTAAAATCACCTTCACCTTTTAAAGCCATTACAGCCTTTTCTTGAGCTATCTTAGCAAAGGTTAGTAAGTAATCGAGGCTACATTCCCAAGTGTCTATGCCAGTCAATCTTGGCTGTACGATTGACATTTTAATATGTTTTATTGGAAATATCATTTCGTAAGCGAGATATGCTCCTAATGCATACAGAAGTAACTGAGCATTGTTTTCAACGCTTACAGGAACACCTTTTCCATATTTAAAATCTATAATGTGTAAAGTATCATTAGAGATTAAGATACAGTCAGCAGTTCCAAATCCACCAGGAACATATTGAGAGAAATCTACTTTTTGTTCCACAGAAATATGTGGAGTAGTTTTATAGCTGTACATCTGTTCTTGAATAAACTCTACATACTCATCGGTATAGCCTTGCATTTCTTCCTGGTAAAGTTCTTTGTCTTTTAGCTTCTTCATTGCAGAAGTAAACTTTCTTGAAGTTAAACCAGGATCTATTAACTTTTTCACTTTTAACTCAGCTATCTCATGTGCTAGGCTTCCTTCTTTTGCATACTCACTTTCTACATCTTCAAATTGCTCACAGAGTCTTACAGAAGGTGGACAAGCCATCCACCTTGATGCACTAGAAGGTCCTAATAGTGCATGTGCCATTAAACATCAGCTCCTAAGTTTTTAAGTTCTTGAACAAAAGCTCCATATTTTTCTTTTGGTAAAACTGTTATAGCCTTAACTCCAAAACTAGATAATAGATTTACTAATACTGTTCTGTTATTATTTATGTCCTTATTTACCCAAGCGGCTGCTATTTTTTGCAAATCTGCTGCAGTATATTCAGCTGTCTTAGTTGGTAGAGGTGTTGGAACTTCTGCTGGTGCTTCTACCTTTTTAGCTGGAGCAGTAGGTAATTTTTGAGCTGGTGCTTCTTCCACCTTTTTAACTTCTTCTTTCTTCTCTTCTACTTTAGGGGTAGTTTTTTCTACGGCTCTTGCATTATCTAATGCTTTAGTAATTGCTTTTTCTGTATCTGATTTTGGGAGAGCTATATTTTCAGCTAGATTTATATAGTTTCCCCTTACAAAATCTAATATTTCTTTGCTAACTTCTTCTACACTTCCAGTAAATTCTATTTTTAACATTTTCATATCCTCCTATTTGCATTTTTTAATAATTTGTTGTAATATATAATCAAAATTTGGTTTGTTGTCTGTTGTTGATGTGGTAGTCGCAACAGACTTTTTATTTATTCTCAGCATACTGAACACCTCCTTTATATTGCATAATTCCAAAGTTCTTTGATTTCCATTGTTAAAGGTTCTCCAGTTCTTATATTTTTTAAAACTGCGATATCTCCATCTTCTAGAACTAATTCATAGTAACTATCATTGATTAAAAACATTTCCATCACCTACAATTTATCCACAAGTCTTATAATAAGTTCTCCAACTCTAATCTTTTCATTAATTACTTTAATTTCTCTAAAATCATCCATATATACTTCCAACATTTCTTTTATAATTTCTTGCTTGTAATTAGATTTGTTAACTGGCATTTCTTTTAAAACTTTATATTCCGTACCTATCTTTTCTAGATACCCTTTATTTTTTAATCTATTTAAATAAGTTCTAACAACACCTTCACTTATATTCAAATCTTCTGAAATTTCTTTATTTGTTGCATGAGTGTTACTTCTTATATACTCCAAAACTTCTTCTATTTTAGACATTCCTATCAACTCCTTTAATCTCTCAATGCCACAGGCATAACTATGTAAAATAGATTATCCTTTCTGAACTGACAAGCAGTCCTATTATTTTTAGCTAAAGCAATATCAAATTTTTCATCTTTCACATACTTTAGCCATAAGTCCATATATTTAAAATTCAGAGTAGTTTTTAACTTAGCTCCTTTATTATCAAGCTCTAAAACATCTAACAACAGTACTGAATTTCCATTAGGGTATGCTTCTACTATCAGTTTTCCATCTTCAAAAGAGAAGTATCTTTTTATATCAGATGAATCTACTAGTTTTAGCATTTTCCAAACTATATCATCAGTTATTTTTTCAACAGCTTTTCCACTTGAATAGCTTTCGTATTCATAATTATTAATGAATGTTTTTATATCAGGTACTTTTGCATTAGGAATAGGATCATATTCCGTTACTTCATCTTTTACTTGAATGGCTAATCTTCCATCTTTCAAAACTGCCATAGATTTAGCTTTTTTTAGTTCTTCTAATACTGATACAGAGTAAATTTTAGTATCTGTTCCCGGTAATTCCTCTCTTGTATCTCTTACTACTGCTAATCTGTATGTATCGGTGAATCCAGCATAACTTCCTGATACTATTAAGCCATTCACACTTTCATTTTTAGCAATAGTAGAAAAGTGCATTAAACTTTTTATTTCATTTTCTTCTAAAACCAATGCTTGTTTTCCAGCATTTTGAGAATTATATTCCTTTATATTCATTCTTTTTTCTTCTTCCTTAACTCAGCTAATTTAATTCTTATTTTTGCTATATTCAAACCTGTTTTTGTGAGCTCTGGAACAGAGCTAATTAATCTACATTTGTTCAGAATCTTTAACTCTTCTCTTGTTACGCAAATTAAATTTTCTATACTTAAATTGCTTTTATTACCATCTGCAAAGATTATTACACAGCCACTTGGAATTTTCTTTTTGTAGTGTTCTTCCCAAATTATTCTGTGTTTTAAAACCCATTTTCTTGGTTCTGCTATTTTTACAAGGGTATAACCTTCTGTATCAACTCTTTCACTACCAATAGGCTTCCAATTCTTAGGCTTGTGCCCTTTTTTAAAAGAAGTTTTATTAGCACCCATATACCCTTTCTTTCCTTTATTCCAGGGAACAGAGCCTTTTTTATAAAGACAACCTCTTGTTCCAGTGCAGATTTTCTTTCTACTAAGAAGGCTTTTCATTTTTTTGGCAGTTATGTCTAAATTAAATTTTTTATTGAAAAGCTCTGTTATTTCTTTATATGTTTTCCCTGAAGTAACTTCTCTCAAAAATTCAATCATTTCACCAGTGTATTTTTTCATATTCTATCCCTCTAGCATTTTAGGTAGTTTAGCTGTTGCATCCATCATGTCATCTTTAAACTTAGCTGCTTTAAGAGCTAACTCACCATTACTAATAATCACAGTTGCAAGTTTTATCATAGTTTCAGACCTGTTAATTTCCTTGTCTAGTTCTTCTTGTGTGATATCGTCCTTGCTTAATTTGTCCATCTGTTCAAATAGTTTTGAGTTTAGATCGCTTAATGTATTCATATACAATCCTCCTTATCCATTAAAACCTTTCCATTCCCATAATTCGCCTTTACTATCTCTAATTTTATACTTTAGTTTTAGATCAGAAATTACAGATTTCTACATTTCCTTCATCATCTTTAAGATTTTTATAGTAGATATCAACATCTCTTCTACTTATAAAGATTCTGTCTGCTTCATCTGCCATAACTTCCAGTATTTTATCTATAAATTTTGCTTTTAACATTTACATCAACCCCTTAATCTCCTACATATTCAAAATTTAATAAAGTAAAAAGTTTAGGATCCTCTACAACTCTTTTTGGGACTTCCAAATTTATAAAATTTAAATATGACAAATATCCGTTTGCCTCTCTAACTTCAACAATAAAGTCTGTTCCTTTTATTATTAACCCTGCATTTATAATGTCATTTCCAAGTACATAATTAGCTGCAGAGGCTAATTTATAAAATTTATCTTTACCTATGTTGTATTTCCCAGAAATAAATACATCTGTAACATCTTCCCAAGATTTATTATTCTTTTCTATAATATTTATTGTTTCTATCAATAAATTTTTATGCATAAAATTCCTCCTTGATATTTTTTATTATTTGTAGTAGAATCAAGGATAGATAGAATTATCTATCCTTTTTGTTTTAAACATCTGTGTTAGTTTGGTCGCTTACTACAGATGTTTTTCTTTTGTTATATACAGCCAATATGCTAGCTATTACCAATGCTAGTTTCTTCATAACTCTTCTCCCTTGTGCTTCATAAACCAATCTGCCAATTTTTCTTTAATTACTAAGTGTTTAACCCCTATTTTTATGTAAGGGAAATCTCTATATTCTCTAGCAATCTGTTTCAACTTTTGTAATCCTATTCCAGTAAGTTTTGCTGCTTCTGGCATCGTCAACATCATTTTTTCTTCCATAAGTCCTCCTTTCTAGTTAATTTTTGCTGTCAACTGAGTAATAATATCTTGACATTTATTCTCATAATATGTTGAGTTATTGCATCTAGCATCATCTGTTTTAAAACTTATAGCCCCATAAGTCCAGTCATCCGTGTAATAGCTCATTTCTGGAGTTAATGAGACCTGATTAATATCATCCCCAGGATTTAAAACTACATAAGCCTGATATTTTTCAGAAGTGGTATTAAGAGCAACTACATATCTATGATTTTTAAACAAGCTTTCACGAGCAATAAATGATCCTTTTACAACTCCCATTCTGCACCTCTCTAAAATAATTCTTTAATTTCTTCTATCAAGTCTTCCAATATACCTAAAAACCATAAGGTCTTATACTTTATAATGTTTAATAATATTAGCTTTTCTGAACTTTTCATTTTTCATTATTAGCCTCCATTTTTTGATATGCTTCCATTACTGCTACTACATCTTTTAGTTTTGCAGTAGCAGGAAATGGTATTATTTTTATTAATCTTAAAAATTCATTTCTATGTACTCCCATTTTCATATCCTCCCTTAATTTTTTAATGTTTTGGATGTCCCATACCCTTAAAAATCTTTTCTAATTGTTTCATAGCTTCATTAGTTTTTGGATGATTAGATTTTTCTAAAATTTCTTTTGTTTCGTAATACCATTTTTGCCCAGCTTCAATTACTGCATAATGGCTGTAATCGATTCCTAATAGATTTAATTGAACTTTCCCATCTAGCTCTACTAGAGCAAATATAATTTTTGCTTCCTGATTTTTAAAATATAAATCTTCCATTTTTCCTTCCTTTCTTTTGTGCTATAATCATCTCAAAGGAGGTGATTACTTTGAAATCTTTTATTGAATGGTTAAAAACATCTCAGTACCTAAATTCTGATAGTGTTAAAGGCGATATTGCTAGAGATATATTAAGAGATAAGACTTTCCCTGATACATCTGAAGAAGACAGATTAGTATCTTATATGAATAGCAAGTTAAAGTATGGAGCTTTAGCACCTATATCAGAATTTAAAACTATTTATAAATCCTATCTAGCTTATATCAACAAGGATAACTAAGCATTTATCTGGAATATCAACCTTTTCATTTTTTGAAGAATATTTACCTTTAATTTCAACATCGTATTCCTCGTATATTCCAGCTTTAAAAATCTGAACTTTTTCACCCTCATTTTTTTCCATAGTTTTCACTATTAAAGTTAAATCTTCTCTCGTTAGTTTCTTATCTTCTATGAGCTGATTTAACTTTTTTATTTCTTCTGTTGTTCCTTCTACCTTAAATCTTCTATAAGTATTTTCCATATTTCTCCTTTTAATTCACATATCCTAGGCTTTTTACATCTCCATTAACAATTTCTATAAATTGAGAGCCTTGCTTTTTACATATTTGATAGATTTCTTTGTAGTGTATTTCATTTTCCATAGAACTTGTTATTACTCTTGTAAACATATCTTCTAGTTGTCTTATTATCATCAATATCCCGAAGTCAACTTTATCTCTTGAATTAGCCTTTATTCCTACAAGTGAATTTACTAACTTACTATAAGTCATATATAATTTTTCTGAATGTTCACTTCCTTGCTTTTTTGCATATTCTATTAATACTTGAATAGCATCAGTTTCTTCCCTTCTTACTAACTTTCCTTGTTGTCTTGTTAATAACCATTCACTCTTAGCTTTATCTAGAATTGCTTGTTCTAAAACTTCTATATAAGCTATAATTGCTCTTCTAACATATTTGCTTTCTCTCAACAAGACCTGTTTAGCTTGATTAAGAGTTAGGAGAAACATAGGTAATTTTCTTCCTGATGTATCTTTATATTCACTGACCGAAATTTTTCCGTCAGTGATTTCTTCTGAAAATTCATCTCTTATTATGTCAAGTAAATCATAATGTTCTAACTTAACTGCCTTTCCTCTTTTTATTTGAGCTTCTGTCAAAGTATTGTTCTTTAACTTTTCCTTATACTCTTCTTTTCTAAAAAGATTTATTTGTTCTAGTAATTCTTTACTTGTTATTTGATTTTTTAGCCTTAGTTCTGCCATTAAACCTCCTTAATCCCTAAAAATTTCAACATTTTCTTTTTAGTTTCTCCTCCATTTCTGTTGCCTCTTATAATGTCAGAGCAATAAGCTGGTTTAATCCCCAGCATCCTAGCTAGTTCAACTTGAGTCATACCTTTTTCTCTTAAAACTTTTTTAACTTCCATTTCAAAATCTAATCTTGTCATATTTACCTCCTTTTTTAATATTAGATTGTAAAAAGGTGAATTTTACATTTTTTATGTTATAAATTCTTAGTGAATATATTGACAAAAAATGTTAAATATGCTAATATGTAAGCACAATAAAAAATACTTATTCTAAACTCCAGATATTTTTTATTTTTAAACGATATATCTAGTCTACCAATAAGGATAGGTGGTAGCATTTAATATTCAGCGTCTGATTATTTACATTAAGGAGTTCCTAATAAATTCATATGCTTATTATAATGCTAAATTTAACATTTGTCAATGTTTTTTTTAACATTAATAAAAGTAAAGGAAATCCGATACTTTGTGGAGGATTATTAATGAAAAACAGAAAAGATGTAGGAAAAAATATTTTAAGAAGAATCGATGACCTACTAAAGAAAAAAGAAATTACAAGAGCAGAACTGGAAAGGAGGGCAGATTTAGGTAATGGAACACTAAGAAATTGGTCAAGTTCAATACCTTCTATAGATAAAGTACAGAGAGTCGCAGCTTATTTTGGAGTGTCATTAGATTTTCTTTATAATGGAGAAGATAATGATGAAGTAAGGATGCTGGCGAGAGAAATAGAAAATTTAGATTCTTCTACTCAGGAAACTATTAAAAAAATTGTATTAAGTTTTAAGAAAAAGTAGAGGTGTATTTTATTTTGGTTAATTATAAAGAACTTTACAGTATAATATCAGACTTTATTTCAAATCCAAAAGTAGAAATGTCTAAGGGTGATATATATTTACTTATAGACAGTTTAAAAGAAGATTTGAACATAATTCTTTATGAATATACTGATTTTGATGAGCAAGCTAAAGTTTCTTTAGATGGATTTACAGTGTATGATGGAGAAAACTATATCATTTTCTACAATACCCAAAGAAAGAAAAGAATTAGATTCACTTTAGGACATGAGTTAGGGCATATAATCTTAGGACATTTTCTTTTAGAGAGTGTACCTTCATCAGTAGAAATCCAAGCAGATTTAGAGATAGAAGCAAATATCTTTTCAAGATGCATAAATCTACCTGCTAGAGTTATTTCCACTCATAGATTAATTTTTGGGGATGATTTGGTAGAAAGATATCTATCTTCTAAAAATTTTAGTTCTGAATTTATAAAAACAGCGTTTATTTGGCAGGAAGAAGATTTAAATAATTTAGTCTATCCAACTGAAGATTATTTCCAAAAAGCCATACAGGAAGAAGTAGATGAACTTTTTGAATTACAGAAAGTTTTTAGTAAAAAAGTAGATTAAATTTAGATTATGAGAAAGGAGAAAATTATGAATAGATATGATGAAGATTATAAAGATTATGAAGATTATGAAGAGGATTATGGGGATATTAGAGACCAAGTCCCTAAGTTAACAGAAACATGTTATTTTGAAAATGAAGAAGGAGAAGAGGAGGAAGTTGATGTTGAGATAGACCCAAAATTACTCGAAATTGTAGATTCTCAAGTATACACTGAAAAAAGTGATGATTCAATGGGAGAAGAAGTTGAGCATACTTTAGAAGGGGAAATAGAATACGATGGAAATTCTTATTTTGTAGAAATGAGAGTGTGGGAATACCCAGTTAATGTTGTAGATAATTATGAAATAGTATCTATTAAAAAACTATAATAACAAAAAAAGCCTCTCAGTTGCTACCAACAACTAAAAGGCTCAAGAGTGTGGTACTCTTCTGCATCTTATCAATTCAGATTATATCACACTCAATTTTATTATGCAAATTGAAAGGAGTGTGATTTTGTATGGCAGGTAGAAAAGCTAATGGAGAAGGTACTATCTCTACTGTTATAAGAAATGGCAAGACTTACTATAAAGCTAACATTACTGTTGGTTGGGATAGTAATGGTAAACAGATTAGAAAAAGTTTTGGTAGCTATAAAAAGTCTGTGGTACTGGATAAAATGAATACTGCTAAATACCAAGCTAAGACTAACAGTCTATCCAATTCTGATATTAGTTTTGGAGAACTTTTCAAAGACTGGATCTTTAATTTCAAAAAGATAGAGGTTAGCCCCAACACATTTTATGAATATGAAGCAAGCTATAGATTAAGATTAATTAATTACTTTATCGCTAGAAAAAAGGCTAATCAGATAACTTTAAAGGACTTGCAGCAATATTTTAATGAGTTACAAAAAGACTTTACTGCTAATACAATTAAAAAGACTTATATCCAAATCCATTCATGTATAAAATTCGCTATTATACAAGGGATTATGATGAAAGACTTCTGTCCTGGTGTGACTCTTCAGAAAATAACTAAAAAAGAAAATATAAATGTGTTTTCTAAGCAAGAGCAGGAAATGGTTCTTAAAACTTTAGACAAAAGAGATATTGTTGACTGCTTAATTTACTTTACTTTTTATACAGGACTAAGGCTTGGAGAAGTTTTAGGACTACAATGGAGTGATATTAAGGATAATATGGTTAAGATTTCTAGACAGTATAGAAGAAATGTTGATGTGGATAAAGTAGACGATAGGAAATTAACTTATACATTTAAAGAGTTGAAAACTAAAAACAGTGCAAGAGAAATTCCATTACTAGATAAGGTCCAGGAGCTGCTAAAAGATATCCCACGTCAAGGCCAACTGATTTTTTCTAATCTTGGTAAACCTATTGAACCAAAAAAGCCTCAGAGAAGAATTGCCTCTATATGTAAAAAATTAAATATACCCCATAGAAGTTTTCACTCAATAAGACATAGCTACGCTACGAGATTATTCGAGTTGGACATCCCAATCAAAACAGTTCAAGTCTTGCTAGGTCATGGCGATATAGCTACAACAATGGATATCTATACACATGTAATGAAAGAAAAGAAATTAGAAGTTTTAGATAAATTAAATAACTTGTAA